GCAGAGTGAGGATTACTGGCGTGACCTTGCAGCGGAAATCGCGGAAAAGCTGGATGTCGACAACCGGCAGGGAAGCGTTTTCTACGATACGCAGGAAGGACACATCAAGAGGACAACGAAGTTTTATGGAGACCTGGCCAGTATTTACAAAATGATTTCCATCGAAAGCTGCGAAGGGGAAATTTTAGACCAGTATGCGGAAATGGACGGACTTACAAGGGCTGAGGGAACCTGTTCAACGTGGAATGCGGTCTTTGAGGGTGCCGTCGTCCCGGACGGATCAGAGTTCATGTGCGGTGACTATTACCTGACATGGACGCTGACCAATGCGGAAACAGGCGCGGGATTCCTGACGGCAAACGATATCGGAACCGAAACGAATGGTCTGATTCCGGGAAGCAGCCTTGTACCGTCCGACAATATCGACGGACTCATTTCCGCGGTGCTCGGGGAAGTGATCAACAAGGGAACCGACGAGGAAGAGGACAGCTCCCTCAGGGCAAGATGGAAAGAGGAAAAGGCAAACCCTACGGGGAACAGCAACAGCCAGTCGTACAAAACGTGGTGTGAAAACGTGGCGGGCGTGGCGCTTGCCCGGATTCTTCCATTGTGGGGCGGGGCAAATACGGTAAAGGCTGTGCTCATTTCCAATGACGGGCTTGGTGTTTCGGAGGACATCGTCAACGAGACACAGGCGTATGTGGACCCGATAGAGGACGGATATGTGGTCGAAGTAACCGGACAGGAATATACCTTCGGTGACGGCGTCGGTGAAGGCGCGGCGAACATCGGGGCGCATTTCCTCGCGGCGGCTGCGCTCCCGTATGAAATCAGGATAACGGCGGATATCATGCTGGCAGACGGTTCCACGGTCGAAGCCGCGGAGGAGGAAGCAAAAACAGCTTTTGCGGAATACTTCCGCCAGCTCACGCTTGCCGCCACATACAGAAAGACCGGCTCTTCCGATGCAGTTGTCCGGATGAGCAATATCGCAGCCATACTGAGCGGACTTTCCAGCATTGCGGATTACGATTACGACACATTGAAAATGAATGAGTCCAACAGCAACATAACGGTCGGGGCGGAGTATGCGGCAAAGATTGTGGAGGTGGTGTTCGTTGCTCAATAAGAATGAGGACTTTTTCTTCAACAGACAGCGGAGCGGGCTTGAAGAGCTGCAGTCTTACCAGCCGTCGTTTTACAGGCGCATACGGGAAATGGTTGCGATCAACACGTTTGCCGGTCTGACGCTGGACAACATGGCACAGGACATGGACAACTCATTCATATACCACTTCCTGGACAGCGGACCGGTGGAAACGCTGGAGGAATTTGAGCGGTTCCTTGCCATCGATGTTGACCCCGATTCCAGCATAGAGAACCGGAAGTCCGCCGTAAAATTAAAGTGGCGTGGCGGCGGGAAAATGAGCCGCTCCAGGATAAAATCCCTTGTATATGAATACTGCAACAGTGACTGCACTGTTTCCCTGACGGATTCGCAGCTGATCATCAGCATGAAATTTACGGACGATCCGTCTATTTATATGCCTTCCATCCGGAAGGTCATCAGCAGCTCCAACATCCCGGCTCACATCGAGGTGGTATACAGCGGGGAGCTGGACTGCGTGTATAAGATGATCTGGCGGATAGGTACCGCGGTTGAGAGCATGGATTTCAAAATGTGGTTTTCCATGTACTCCGGGGTGGACAAACTGGACGGAAGTGCCCTGCTGGACGGAAGCCGTCTGCTCGATGCAACGTACAAATGGTTTGAACCGGAGGCGGATGTGAAAATAGACGCCAATACCACAAAGGGGCTGATGAAAGCGGAATGCTCCCTTGTTACGAGGACAAATTATTATCAGCTGGACGGAAGCCTGGTACTCGACGGCTCCGTCACACTGAATGCAAGTGAAGTAAAGGAGGATTTATAACATGGCATCAAATGAAAATGAAAGCGTTGTCACGGACATACAGAAGGCTAAGACCGTAAAAGCCCGCGCCGGGCTTGGACAGCTGGAGAAAATAGTGGAGATGGCGTTTGGAGACGGCGCGGTAACGGGAACCAGTATCCGGACGCCACTCTCCACGGACAAGGGCCTGCAGCATGAAACACACAGACAGTCACTGACCAGCATCGACCTGCAGGAGGATGGGATCAGCGTGCTGTACCGGTGCCAGCTTGCAAAAGAAACACTGGCAGGCAAGAACATCAATGAAATCGGTCTCGTGGATGCAGGCGGCGATTTTGTCTGCTTCAAGTCCTTCTCCAACAAAGGGAAAGACGGAGACATGGAGATGGGATTCTCCATCGTAGACCAGTTTAATTAAAACACCATAAGGAGGTACATAGTGAAAAAATATTCAAGTGAAAACCCTGTTTTTTCTGATTCGGTGGATATCCTTGAGACCACGGACACCAACCATGCAGGAAACTTCAACGCCGGGACGAAGGAACTCTTTGAAAACACCCTGGTGAACCAGCAGGGAATCCAGAGCATGGAGGAGACATCGGATGCCGCGAACGCGAAGTTCTCCGAACAGATTGAGGAGGCTATGAAAAGCGTCCAAAATGTCGATGGGGAGGTGTCATCCCTGCAAGATTCCATGTTGCAGATGGCAATGGCTCTGTCTGCCATATCCGATGCGGATGTCATCGACTCGAACAACATCCTCATCGAGACCTTCCGGGATGAGAATGACATTATGATAACATCCGGTGCTTATGACAGTGAAAAATTCTGTCTGTACGCTTAATGGGCGTAAGAGTAAGTGAACGGTCGCAGGGCGACTTGGATGTAATCGTCAAAGCTAAACAGATGGCAGTTCATACCGTGGAAATAACGAACAACACGAATTATTTCCCCAAGCGGTACAGACTGACCGTCACGGATAAGATAGTAAATAAGTCAATCGAGATTTTCATGCTGCTGTATGAGGCAAACGAAATCTATCCACGAAATAAGAAAGACTTTGAGGACCGTCAGCATAACCAACGCAGGGCGATGGCTTGCTGCCGGACACTGGTTGCAATGATTGATGTCGCAAAGACATTGTTCCATCTGCCATCAGATAAGGTCTCCTACTGGACGAAATTGGTTGTCGAAATCAGATACATGACAGCAGCGTGGTACAAGAAAGAATTGAGCCGCTTCGGGAAGGAATTTGCTGACAAGGCAGATGCCAAAGAAGAACGGTTCATTACTGAAATGGAACTTTCTTTCCTCGAAATGATTAGAGAGATGCAGTAAGTACCTCTCAGCGGGGTTTACTCTGTTCCCCGAATGCCTCGAACTCCTACAATGCCCGCAATGTGAATACGGACGGCTCGCTCAACAACAACAATGCGTACAATGGTAACAATGGCGTTCGCCCCGATTTACCGGACTGCTCGACTTAGTAAGCTGAAATATGCTGAAAGCAATGCTCCGGTCAAGGAGAGTAAATCCCGGACTGACAGAATGTCGGTCGAATAAAAGATTGCTGACACCGCCTGTTCCCCATTTGGGATAGGCGGCTTGCACTCATTCGTGTGCGGCATGAACTATTCTTAGGGGTGGTTTTTGATGATTACAAGAGATTTGAGTCGCTACGACGACTTTGGAATTATTACAGATTATGACAATCTGTATAACGCACACATCAGTTGCAGAAAAGGAAAGCTGTGGAAAGATAGTGTGGCAGCCTACGACTTGAGGGCACCGGAATGTACTCTGTACCTCCAACACCTTTTAGAAAGTGGAGAATACCGGATAAGCGATTACCATTGCTTTGAGGTAAATGAGAGAGGCAAGACACGGCAGATAAAAAGCACGAAGTACAAAGACCGGGTTGTTCAGAAGAATTTGAACGACAACATCATCGTACCTGCGATTCAGCCGTCGTTCTGCTATGAAAATGCCGCATCTCAAAAGGGAAAGGGTACGGATTTTACACTGGACTTGTTACGGAGGCATCTCCAAGAGGAGATAGCAAAGAACGGTCCGGATGGATTCATCCTCGTCGGAGACTTTAAGGGATATTTTGACAGCATAGACCACGATGTAGTGAATCGGATGTATGAGAAGTATTTCAATGACGAAAGGCTTCTGAAACTCATCGCCGATATTCACGCAAGCATACCGGGCGGTGTCGGTGTTCCTTTGGGAAACCAGTTGTCTCAGAACGACGCTCTGATGATAACGAGTCCGATAGACCATTTCATCAAGGAGGTCTTAGGCATCCGAGGCTATGGTCGGTATATGGACGACTTCTATCTGATACACCACAGCAAGGAATATTTGGAAAAATGCCTTGCAATCATTCGGGAGATGGCTGATGAACTCGGTCTGACCTTGAATGAAAGCAAGACCAAAATCGTTCCCATGAAAGCCGGAGTTAATTTCCTCGGCTTTCATTTTTATGTTACGGACAGCGGAAAGGTCGTTGCCCGCATAAAGGCAAAATCGAAAAGCAGATGGCGGGAGAAAATCAGAAAGCATTACAAGAAAGTAGTCGCCGGAGAAATGACATACGAGCAGGCAAAAGAATCCTTCCGAAGCAGGGAGGCTCATGCTGACAGAGGAGAATCTTATTATCTCATCCGGGAGATGGACTACTATTTCAAGACCGTTTTCCAAGACTATCTGACTGATGCAGAAAAAATTGAATATCGGAAATTAAAGAAAGAACAGAAGTACAGAAATTTCAAAAGGAGGCAAAGACGAAATGGCAAAGAAACTTAGTGAACTTGCCGCAGGAACGCTCGTCAAGGATACCGGCACGACCTACAATGGAACGCCGATTATTTGGAAAGTCATGGAGCATGGACACTCCGGAGACCCGACTGGTTCCACGGCACTCGTTACTGAGAAAATCATCACATTGAAGTGCTTCGACGCTATCGAGGCATCGAACTCTGACAGCAACCGCAAATCTTATGGTAACAACCGGTGGCTGTATTCCAACATCCGGCAATGGCTGAACAGCGAGGCTGCGGCGGGAAATTGGTACACGGCACAGCACAGTGCGGATGCGGCTCCGACCAATGCAAATGTATGGTCGAATTACAATGAGTACGACCAAGAGGCAGGGTTCCTCTCGAACTTCTCGGCGAACATGAAAGCGGCACTCCTCACGAACACCAAGAGGACAGCAAAGAACACCGCAACCGACGGAGGCGGCTACGAGGACACCACACAGAAGATTTTCCTCCTGTCGAATACCGAGGTAGGACTGGCGAATGAAAACAGC